AACGAAGAGCGTCGCAGATGTGATCGTCTTTTTTGACTGGTTTATCTTCTCCTCTATCGGCAGCTTTAGAATCCCAAGCATAAGATTGTAAATGCTCACGAAGCACAGTACATCCTTTATGAATGACTATGTTTTTTCCGCCAATAAATTTAGAGCAAATTTTAATGCCGAGTAATACGTCGTTATTTGCGTCCAAAACAGGTAGTTCTGATTGGCGCATAGCGATTTTAAGGCTTGCTGCTGCTGGATCGACATAAATAGCAGATACGTTTTTATAGCCGATGAATTCTTTGATATCTCTAACAAGTTCTTGGTCGGTTTTGCTACGACCTTTTTTAGCGGAATCATAGTAATACTCCGATTCCACTCTAATTTGCGGCCACTTATTGGGGGTGACGGCGCATAATACTGCAGCTGTTGCATTAGTGGTGCCATAGTCAACACCGACAATGTAGTAGTTGGGCGCAGGGAAAGGATTTTCATACTCGTTGTGATGATCGTAACAGTCATATATCGCTCCATGTGCCAGAGCCCATTCACCAAGAATATACCTGTTGTACCACATGCCTGTATACGATGCTTTAAGCTGTTGTTTGTATGCTTCATCAAGGGAAGGATTGTCCTCTAGGTTAAAATTCCAATATACAAGGTCAAGTCCTGGCTTATCAATGTAGTCTTTCTTAAGCCAATGCGCTGGTCCTTCGGGGTTACATGTCGCAATCAGTTTCGCACCAGGCACTCGGAGGCGCGATTCTAGCATTTTCCAAAAAGGTTCGGGAAGGTTCGTCGCTTCGTCCACGTACGCAAGAGCAAGGGTAGATCCTTGAATCGTAGATACCGCCGAAACGTCTGGAGCCCCCACAAACCAAACATCTCTGCCATATAATTTGCTCATCTGAGCTTTCTCTGTCGGACATGGGAAACCTAATTTTCTGTATAGACTAGTTAAAATGTTACGTTGTATCGAAGTTCTGTTCACTCCGATAATCATTGCATCGCCTGGAGGTCCATTCTTTAGATCGTAGATGAATCTCTCAATACTGCTATATGTCTTTCCAGAGCTAACAGCACCAACCCAGATGTTAAATCGGTGTGTAGCTTCGCAAAAACTTTTGTTTTGTTTGGGACTAGTCGGCATTCTTGATCAATTGTCCCGTTAGTGCTGTTAATTGCGTCTGTAACTCTGTGTTTTGGTGTTGTAGTTGTATGATTAGATGATCTTTATCGTTCTGATCTTGAGCAGGAGGTGTTGAGGTGACAAGATCAGGTTCTCTTTGACCACAACGAACCTTGCCAAGCCATATAAGCATAGTAGTATTGCCAGAGAGTGCCTTTTGGAATTGCGTAGCTTGGACAAGCATGGTGCCGACTTGATCGAAGGACTCAACCACATCTTCCCAGTTATTACCATATCTTTGCTCTAGTGCTTTTTTGAATTCTGAATTGCTTACGTGCATAGCCTTAGCAACATTCCAAGGTTTAGCACCAGCTTTCAAATAGAGTTCGACTTTTTCCCAGTCTTTTGGCGTAAGTTCTTTAGTCATACCGTTACTATAGTAGATTTAAAATAATCTATACTACATTTAACGGTATGAATTCAAGAAATAATCTTACAGTTTGTAAGAATACTAATCTTTATATGGATCGAAAGTGCGATCGTCAGCCATGCATACACCTATTGGCTTTAGTGTATGAATCACTTTGATCGTTGATGAATGAAATCCGAGCACATCTTCAATTCTTTTATAAGCATAAGGCGATTCATCAAGATCTCCTCCACGGAGCTCAACTCCTCTCGACTGCATCCAAGCATCATGCTCGGCTTGCTTAACAAGTCCTTCGCTAAGGATACGTCCAGTCTTTCTATCTCGTTTTCCTTTGGCTTGTATTCTTCCCATTGCACGACCTGCCCCATGGACTGTAGAAAAGAGGCTGCTTTTTGCCTCTGATTTTGGATTGGCAGGTTCTGAGTCGTATCCTTCCAAGATGAACGATAGATCTCCCATAGAACCTCCAACAAAACCCCTTTGGCCAGGAAAGGCAGGTGTAGCTCCTTTTCGGACAACCCAGAAATTTTTACCAAAATGTCTTTCTTTCCATGCGAAGTTATGGTGATTGTGTACTTCTTCAACGATATTTGCCCTGAGAATTTTTGCCACTCTCTCGCACACCCAATCTCTCCCTGCGTAAGCATATCTACCAGCGAGTTCCATGCATCTAAGATATTGCGCTCCGAGGTCTGAATTCTCATCAAGAATGACTGGCTCTGCGTGGACTCCATCTTTTCCCCCTGCTTGTTTTATGAAATGAGTGCAGATACTATGCCCAAGACCGCGCGAACCGAAATGAACACCAATCCATACTCTGTTAAGTTCATCAACGAAAATATCCACATAATGATTGCCTGAACCAACAGTTCCGAGTTGGTCAATAGCCTTATCTTTGAGTCCTTGGAGTAAAGAAAGTTCTCCCCAAAGTGAGTCTTCGAAAAGTTCGTGTTCAACTTTGTCTTGATTTTTTCTACCAATGCCAAAAGATATATGTTTTTGTATTTCATTCATCGTCCTGTAGATATTACTTTTAAGCGCATCAGGGCAACAATCCACACGAACAGCCTTATTACCGCAAGCAATATCAAAACCGACGCCATTAACACAGATTCTACCTTCATAAGCAATAACACCTCCAACAGGAACAGAGTAGCCGATATGCCCATCAGCACAGAGGACTGCATGTTCTGGAGAAATTTCATAATCTATAATTGCATGCATTTGTTTAATAGTATCTGGTTCATGTTTTCCAAAAACCACCAATTCTTCTTTATTCAAGGTGTTGCCATCTTTTTCCGTTTTTGATTCTAGAAATTTGCATAGGACAAACTCCATATTCTTTCGCTAATTCTGTTCCTAATTTACCTAATTTTAAGAGTTCTTTTATTTCTTTAACTTGTTTTCCTGTAAGTTTTGCATGAGGACAATTATCGCCCTGATGTTCTTTTGTGCTTTTTTCTCTATGGCACCATCTACATAAAACCTGACACTTTTTTAATTCTTCCCTAAACGCTTTTTCTGAAGGCGGACGACTAATTGGAAAACTCTTTGTGCTTCTATCTATGTGATCTAATTCTAAACATGCTGTCAATCCACAGTGAACACATTTACCACCCAATTCAATAATAGCTTTTAATTTTCTACACATGGCCTTTTCAGAGGTATATTTACGTTGTAATGCCAAATATTCCTCAGATCTAATACGCTTTGGCATATTTCATAACCTTTTTCATCATTTACACCTCTATGTTTTCTAATCTTTGCCATATTTTCTTATGATTTGCCTTTATGGTAGCCAAACATCCTGAATGATTTTCAGCTATTCTCGACATAAGATAAACTGTACGAATTAATCGTACGTTTCGCTCTGCCTCTTCTCCAACTGCGTTTTTAACCCAGTCATTTTCTTCGTCCACATTGTATAACTCGAATAAAGGGATAATATCACTAAGAAATTCGGTTAGTTTTTTGCAGTCAAAATATTCCAAGAATTCGTTAATTTCCTGTTCAATTGTCTTTTTTCCCATCACAAAATAACTCTCATGGGTTTGTTCACATGCTTGTATTTTTCGTTCACAACACTGGCATTGATGCAGATGGTGTTGTTTTCATCTCCATAACCAGGACGTTTGAATATAAGTTTTTGACCACCCTTTTCATGGATGTGTCCGAATACGTGCAGTTTAGGCTTTATCCTATTTTCTAATTCGGCGAGTAACGAATGACTCCCTACATGAAAATCTGAACCATCTACCCCATCTAACCCATCTAAGATGCCAAATGGTGGTTGGTGAGTAATGAGAATATCCACATCATCAGGGATTTTGGCGTATATTTTCTCTAACTCGCTTTCTTTACACGTAAATGATTTGCACCTTGGATTGATACCATCAAACCAAAGAGACCAAGGGCTCCCCCATACTTTCAGTCGGTTACATTTTGTCACCGACTCAATTTCTGTTCCTGAATCATCTAAATATTGCGTATTATCATTTAGCCATGCTTTTACGTGAAATTCACCTGTTTCAATTAATCGATCATGATTACCAGCAATCAGAATTTTTAGAGTGTATTTCTGAGATTCAAACCATTCAAAAAAATCACAAAACTCTTTAAATGAATGCTTAGCAGTCAAATCACCAGCAACAATCAAAACATCTCCACCCTCTAACAAAGGTTTAAAACCATGCAAATCCGATATGCAATCGATTATCATCAGAGTGTCCAGTCTTGTAATGTTTCCATTTGTCTATTTATTTCTTTTGAGACTATTTCTTTTATAGACATCCTAATTATATAGGATGTGAAAATAGAACCTACTAAACCACTAATTAAACACGCAAAAATCATAATCATATTAATCTCAGTTTTGAAATGTAATTGGATGCTTCTCTTTCTATTCTTCTTTTCGCCTGGCGGCATCTTGTCTTTCCTTCCTTATCAATATAAGGACAGCAAAGCATAATATGGGACTCATTACCAAACTCGCGACATACAGAGGGTCTGTCTTCATAGATATTACAGCTATAATCCCTATTAAGAAATACGCAAGTTGCATTAGCAGTGAGAGGTATAACATGATGATTATCATCTTTTAGCACTTCATGGGGTTGAGTGACAATTTTATGTTGGTTGTTGTTGTATGTTTCTTCTGGAATAGGAACAATACCACAACAACCAGCCTTGCATTTAGGATGCATGGACTTGCAATCAAATATGGTCATACTATTTCTCATAATTTAAATTTATAACTTTAAAACTTATAGGTTTATGGCCTAATTGATTTGATTGAGATCTAACAACAACACCTTCTCTTTCTTTGCCATTCTTGTATTTACCTTCACCCAAGGTTTCAACTCCATACTTGGAAAAACTCGGGCTCATTCCTACGATTGTAACCATAGGAAAGTCTAGCTGAATGCATAAACTAATAAATTCATGGAGATCAAGATATCGGCGATCTTGTATATTGTATGCTGAAAAGGCAAGTCCAACGATATCAGTGAAACCCATAGGATTGGACTGGATTTTAGGACCGCAGGTCTCCCACTGTAACGCGTAACCCTCTGGTAAGTTGTCTTCCAGCTTATGCTGAATCGCCACTTGCCAATATCCAATGGATTCATCGCGTTCAAGTTCCCAGTTTCGACTACAAATACCGAATTGGCCTTTGTATTTGAATGCTGTTGTACTGCTGCCATCTGCTTTTTCCGTAATGTAGAAAGGAAGGCCGTTTAGAGCTTCGATCAATTCTGGAGAGGACTGATAATTGGGCTCATCTGTTTTGGGAATAAACCCTGGAAATTCCCCTTTAGCCTTCCCTTGTAGATTGGCGGGTACGGGTTTTTGATACTTAGTTACACCTAGCATATCAGTGCAGTCAAAACCTACATCACCACCTGCAATCTGAAGTGGCATGATAACCACTTCGCTAGGAGCTCCTTTAAATCTACGCATTCTAACTCGATAGTTAGAGGACTTCATAAAGTCCATTCCGTATTGAGTGGCATGTTCTTCGGTGATCAAAGCATCAGGTAAGTAAACGGTCACAAGCAATCCAATGTCACACTCGGACTTTCGAACCACCCCTTTCCATTTACCGCCTTTACCACACACAACGGTGGCGCATGCAATGAAATCTGCGCCTTCAATCGCTTCGATAGCTATGACCTTTCCAGTGTAAACTAAGCCTTGTGCCATGCCATTTCCTCGGATAGTGGTTCGTCTTTGATTCCTAAAAATTTCAAATATCGATATAGAGTGTCTCTGGAAATTCCAAGGTTAAAAGCAATTTGTGTTTTGCTTTTCCTGGTTTGCATCTCTTCTTTTAGGATTTCTATTTTAACAGCATCTAATTTCTTCTTAGAGCCTTTGAATTTGCCTTTAGCCTTGGCAATCTTTATC